GCGGAAATTTTAACGGCGGAGAATTTAGAGATGGTGTGTATACTGCTATCACTTTTAACGTTTTCGATAATGGAGACGGCGTAAACGATTTTTTAATTGCCGCTAACGCAAACGGTACGATCGACGGAATTTTAAACGCGTTTATGATGCCAACAAGTTTTATAGCTGAAGAAACACAATTCAAACAATTAAATTTACCTAAAAAATACGACAGCATTGATGGATATGTACCAAAAAACAAAAAGCTTTTTTGTTATCCGTATAATTTTTTATATGGTAATAACAACAACGGTACGGGAATTGAGTATAAGTATGAATATTTTTCAAGCGAAGCTTGTAGTTTTACTTATACTGTAGCAATGACACCCAACCCGTTATTAGTATCTTATCCAATACAGTATAAGGGCTTTGCACAGGATTACACAGATATGCTTACATTTTCGGACTACCCAAAATGCGCAATAATGACAGATGCGTACAAAGCATATGTTGCACAGATGACAAGTACGGCGGGAGCGAGTGCTTTAATAAGTGCCGGAGACGTAGTGTCACAAGGTGTTGACACAGCCGCCGGAGTTTTTAGCGGAGTTGGAAAAGCATTATCTGGTGCAGGTTTTGGATTTTTGGGTGCGGCGGCAAGTGCGGGCGGGAACGCCATAGCGACAGGAAAGCAAGCCGCGAGTGATGCTTTTAAGTCTAGCCCACTTGCAACACTTAGTATCACTGATTGGTCGGAGGTTATAGGAGACGGTATAAAATCCGTTGTCAACCATTTTTTACAACCGAGCGGAAATGTTACCACATCTAGTGGAAATGCAAGCAAAATTATAGGTAACGATCACATCAGCTATTACCCGATGCAGATTCGTGCAGAGTATGCACGTAAGATTGATGATTATTTTACAATGT